CATTTGAAAAATGTGCATAAAGGAGCATATCCCCCCATTTTTGAAAGGATTTGATGGATTTTGAAGAAAATAAAAAAGATTAAGTACGATTTAGTAAAAGATAAAATCGAAACAATGTCAGATGATAAAAAATCAATAGCTTTAGGGCTTCTAAAAGAGTTAAGTTATATGAATGACACTCTGGAGAAACTTAAAGAAAGAATAGATGAAAAAGGTGTTGTAACTGAAATGTGTCAAGGTAGTTATTCTATTGATAGAACTAATCCAGCACTTCAAACTTACAATGCTTTAATCAAAAATTATACTTCAACATCAAAGCAATTATTTGAAATGTTGCCAAACAATGATGATGAAATTGATAATTTTGATTCTGATGATTTAGTATGACATATATAGAAGAATATTATAAATTTATTGTTGATAATCCAAATAAAGTTTCAAAAAAAGTTACGAAAGTATATAAGAAACTTGTTGATGATTTAAAGAAACCAAAAGTGGTTTCTTTTTTTAATAAAACAACAAACACTACTGAAACTCATACTTATGTGTTCGATGAAGTTAAAAGTTTACGAGCTATAAACTTTATAGAAAAATATTGCAAACAATCCAAAGGCAAATGGAATGGTAAACCATTAAAATTACAACTATGGCAAAAAGCATTTATTCAAGCTATGTTTGGATTTGTTGATAAAGATACAAGATTAAGAAAATATAAAAAAGTTATTTTATTTGTTGCAAGAAAAAATGGGAAATCAGTTCTTGCTGCTGCTATTGCAACCTATATGCTTACAAAAGATGGAGAAGGTGGTGCTGAAGTATATTCAGTAGCAACCAAACGAGATCAAGCAAAAATAGTTTGGGATGAAGCAAAAAAGATGATAAAGAAATCGCCCTGCTTGGCAAAAAGGATTCGTTGTTTAATCGGTGGTATTTATTACGATGCTACTGATTCTTCATTTAAAGCACTTGCTTCTGATAGTAATTCACTTGATGGATTAAATGCTTATTTTGTAGTTGCTGATGAAATACACGCTTGGAAGGATAAGAACCTTCTTGATGTTATGTATGATTCAATGAGTGCAAGAGAACAACCAATGGTACTTGAAACAAGTACAATGGGAACTATCAGACAAAATGTTTTTGATATTGAGTACGATTATGCTAGTCAAGTTATTGAAGGTTTAATAGAAGATGAATCTCTACTTGCTATTATTTACGAACTTGATGATGAAAACGAGTGGTTAAATGAAGAATGTTGGTTCAAAGCAAATCCAGCTTTAAATGTTATTAAGTCTTTAAGTGATTTAAGAAGTAAAGTTGAAAGAGCAAAGAACAATTCAATCGAAGTAGTTAATTTATTGTGCAAGGACTTTAATGTAAGACAAAACGCAGTAAATGCTTGGTTAACATTTGAGGATTTGAACAATGAGGTAACTTATGAAGATTGGAAGGATTGTTATTGTATTGGGGGCGCAGACCTCTCATCCACTTGTGATCTAACATGTGCATCTATATTAGGTGTTGTAAAAGGAGAAATAAGAGTAAAACAGATGTATTGGATACCTGCTAATCTTTTAGAAAAGAAAGTAATTGAAGATAAAATTCCTTATGATAAGTGGCTAAAAAATGGCTTACTTCGATTAAGTGGAACATCTAAAATTGATTATCATGATGTAACACTATGGTTTGTGGAACAAGTGCAACAACTTGGTTTAAGACCACTATGGATAGGTTACGATTCATGGAACGCACAATTCTGGTGTGATGACATGAAGAATTATGGTTTTAATATGCAAGAAGTTAGACAAGGTTATAAAACTGAATCAGCTCCATTAAAGCAATTAAAAGCTGATTTAATGGATAAGAAAATCAATTACAATAATAATCCAATACTAAAGTGGAATCTTTCTAATGTTGTTTGTAAAGTTGATGAAAACGAAAACATAATGCTTTCTAAAGATAAAGCAAAGCAAAGAATTGATGGTGCTGCTTCTTTAATGGATGCTTATGTAATTTTTGTTAATAGACAACAGGAATACCTAAATTTTATCAATGAGGAGATTTAAAAATGAAGAAAGAGAAAAGAAGTTTGTTTAGTAGAATTTTTGGAACTGATGTATCAGAACCAACTCCACAAAAAGCAAGTACATTTAAAATTTTAGATGATTCTAAAGCATCATTTACAATGTATAGAAATGACTTTGAGAATGATCCAGATGTTCGTGCGTGTGTTGATACTATTGCTCGTAATGCTGCTAAAATGCACCCAAGACATATAAGAAACTCATATAACAAGTTTGAAACTTTAAAAGGTAACTTATATCACTTACTTGCAAAGCAACCAAACGAATTACAAAATGCTTATAAATTTTACTATCAAATAATATCAGAACTAGAGTTTTACAATAATGCTTTTGTTTATATTCTTCGAGATGAGAATTTAAAAGTAAAAGGACTTTATCCACTTGAGTTCAAAGAATGCACTTATTATGAGTATAACGATGAACTATATGTAAAATTCAAATTTGGAAAAGGAAAAGAAAGATTTGTTCCTTATAAGAGATTAATCCATCTAACAAGATTCACTTCTAAAGATGGAACATTTGGTGGAAACACAATTCCAATAACTAAAGCACTATCTATAAAACATATTATGGATGAAGGAATTGTAAATGCTATTAAAACAACACAATCAATAAAAGGTGTTATTAAATCCACTCAATCAATGTTAAAACCAGAAGATGTTAAGAAGATGAGAGATCAATTTGTTAAAGATTTTATCGAACATGGAGATCGTTCTGGTATTGGTGGTTTAGATGCTTCAACTGATTTCACTCCAGTTAAGATTGAACCAACTACTGCATCTGATGGACAAGTTAAGGAAATAAAATCAAAAATCTATTCTTATTTTGGTGTTAACGAGAAAATCGTTCAATCATCATTCAATGAAGATGAGTGGAATGCTTTCTATGAATCAATACTTGAACCAATAGGACTTCAAATGAGTTTAGAGTTTAGTAACAAACTATTTACTCCAACTGAAGTTAATTTTGGTAATGAAATAGTATTTGAATCTAATGCACTTCAATACGCTTCAAATAAAACTAAAATCGAAGTTATCAGATATTGTTCTAACATTATGACAGTAAATGAGTTAAGAGAAGTAATGAACTTATCTCCAATAGAAAATGGAGATGTATTCATGATAGACCAAAACCATGAAATGAATGAACAAATCAACGATATTCCTACTGATGAACCAAATGAGAATGAGGAGGAGAATAATGAAGGAAATTAGAAAAGTAGAACTTGAATTTAAAGCAGTTGACAATGAAGAACAAGAATTAAGAATTTCAGGTTATGCTGCTAGAGTTAATCAACCAGAAACTTATTCATATACTGAAGTAATAGCTTCTGGTGCTTTTGATGAATCTGATTTATCAGATGTTGTTTTAAGATACAACCACAATGATTCATTTATGGTACTTGCAAGAACTAGAAATAATTCTTTAAAGTTATCTACTGATGAAAATGGTTTATTTATGGAAGCAACACTTCAAAAAGATATAACAGATCATGTTAATATTTATAATGCAATTAAGAGTGGTTTAATTGATAAACAATCTTTTGCATTTGTAGTAGATGAAGATTCTTACGATTATGATACTGATACTAGAACAATTACTAAAATTGGTAAAGTATTCGATGTTTCAGTAGTTGACCAACCATTCTATAACTCTACTGATGTATCAGTTGCTAGAAAAGAAGAATCTAACGAATTTACTGAAAAGAGAAATCAACTTCGTAAAGAACACGAAGAAGAATTAAGAAAGCAATCACTACAAGAATTAAAGAATAAAGTAATTGCAAAATTAGTTTAATACGATATTGAGAGAGTACCTGGAGAGGTGCTTTTTTAGTTGCTGGAATAGTAACAAAAATCGTTTTAATAGGTTACTGGAATAGTAATCGACTTTTAGGGTATGAGGTAGTCATTAAAGAATAATCAATATCAAAAAATTAATTAGGAGGTTTTTATGAACAGAAAAGAAGAAATCGAAGTTCGTAAAGCAGAATTAAGAACTGAAATTAGTGAAGCTGAATCAGAAGAAAAAGTTCAAGAACTTGAAAAAGAAGTTGATGCTTTAAATGAAGAAGTTGAATTAATTGAAGAAACTGAAAAAGAAAAAGACATAGAAGAACAAGTTCAAGAAGGAGAAATTGTTCCAGAAGAAGTTTCTATTGAAGAAAAAAGTTTAGGAGGAATTAAAATGAAAGAAGAAAAGAGAAACTCAAAAGAATATATTAATGCTTATGCAGAATATATGAAAGAATCTTTAGTTGATGGTTACAAAATGAGCCAAGAAGCTAGAGCTTTAATTACTACTGATGGTTATGCAAATGGAAACAGTGCAACAGTAGAAGTTCCAGACATCGTTGAAAATGTTGTAAGAACTGCTTGGGAAAAAGAAGATTTAATCCAATTAGTTAAAAAGACATATGTTCCTGGAAATTTAAAAATCCAATTTGAAGTTAGTGGAGATGATGCTTCTGTTCACACTGAAGGAAATGGTGCTGTAAGTGAAGAAACATTAACTTTAGGCGTTGTAGAATTAGCTCCAAAATCAATTAAGAAATGGATCTCTGTATCTGATGAAGTTTTAGATATGAGAGGAGAAGATTTCTTAAATTATATCTATGATGAATTAACTTATAAAATTGCTAAAAAATGTGCTGATGAATTAATTGGAATTATTAAACAACTTCCACAATCATTAAGTGCAAATGCTAGTGGTGTTTATGACAAAGTTTCTGCTGCTAAAGTATCAGGAAATATTGGTTTAGACACTATAATCAATGCAGTTTCACAATTAAGTGATGAAGCTAGAGATATTACTATCGTTATGAATAGAGCTACTTATGCTTCATTCAAAGCAGTTCAATTAGCTGCAAACTATGCTCAAGATATTTTTGATGGACATAGAGTAGTATTCAACAACTCACTTCCTGCATATAACGCAGCAACTGCTGGACAAGTATATGCTATCGTTGGTGATTTCGGTGAAGGTTCACAATTAAATTTCCCTAACGGAGATGGAATCACTATTAAATATGATGATAAGACAGCTATGGAATATGACCTAGTTCGTATTTTAGGTAGAGATTATGTTGGAATGAATGCTGTTGCTGATAAAGCATTCACTTTACTTGCTAAAGCTGCTGAAACATCAGAATAGTAGAAAGGTGGCAAGACTATGCTAGAAGAAATCAAAAAAATTCAAGGTATAAATCATACTGACTTTGATTCAACTATCACAATTTGGATTGAAGCAGCAAAACTTGATTTAATAAGTGTTGGCATAGTCAATACTTTAGTAAATTCAAATAATCCAGATCAATTAATCAAAAATGCAATAATTACTTATGTTTTAAGTTTCTTGGATGTTTCTAATTCTGAAATGTATGCAAAATCTTATAGTTTGCAAAAAGACAATTTAAGACACTATGGTGCTTATAATGGTTCTGAACCAGTAATAACAATTACACCAGAACCAACTCCAGTAGTAACTCCTGAACCATCAGAAGAAATTACTGAAGTAGAAGGTAGTTAATGGACTATTCTGAAATTATTTATTTGATTAGTGAAACAACTGAAACTGATGATATTGGAAACAATGTTGTTAAGTCAGTTGTTTCTACTAAATCTTATGCTAAAAAACAAAGCGTAAGAACAAATGAATTTTATGATGCTGCTAATGCTGGTTATAAACCTACTTGTGAATTTGTAATCAAAAAGAAGAATTATAACAACGAAAGAGAAATAACTTGGAATAACATTCACTATTCTGTAATTAGAGTAGTTGAACCTAAAAACAAGTTTGATATTGTTTTAGTTTGTAGTGAAAAGATAGGTGTTAATTAATGGCAGTTCAAGGTATTTTAGAAGTCAAAGAATTACTTGATGAATATTCTTTAGAAGTACAAGAAATGATTGAAGAAGAATCTATTTCTATTGCTAAAGAAGGTGCTAACAAATTAAAATCCACATCTCCTAAAAAAACTGGAGATTATGCAAAAGGTTGGAGAGTTAAAACTGAAAAAGGTAAAGGTTATGTTAAGAGTATTATTCATAATGCTACTAATTATCAATTAACTCATTTGTTAGAAAAACCACATTTATTAAGGAACGGAAGATTATCTACTCCAAAAGTACATATTTCTCCAGTTGAAGAAACATGTATTAAAGAATATGAAACAAGAGTAGAACAAAATATTAAGAACGGAGTTTAATTATGACACATAAAGAACTATTTACTTTATTACAAACTTTAAAGATTCCAGTTGCTTATGATCATTTTGATGAGAATACAAGTATAACTCCACCATTTATGGCATACAGAGAAGTTATTCCATCTACTTTTAAAGCAGACAATAAAACATACTTCAAGAATTTAGAATTTGAAATTGAACTTGTTACTGAAAAGAAAAATGTTGCATTAGAAGAACAATTAGAAGGATTATTTGATTCACACAATATTCCATACGATAAACAAGATGAAGTATGGGATAACGATGAAAAAATTTATCATAATATTTATATTATTTAGGAGGTAAATAATTATGGCTAAAAACAAAGTTAAATTTGGTTTAGATAATGTTGTATATGCTCCAATTACTATTGATACTCAAGGTAATTACATATACGGAACAATCAAATCTATTCCAGGTGCTGTAAATCTATCTTTATCAGCAGAAGGAGATTCAAACGATTTCTATGCTGATAATGTTAAATACTTTAGTAATACAGCAAATCAAGGTTATTCTGGAGATTTAGAAATTGCTTTAATTCCAGAAGATTTTAGAACTGAAATATTAGGAGAAACAAAAGACACTAATGGAGTTCTAATTGAAGATGCTTCTGTAATTGCTAAAGGATTTGCTTTTGGTTTCCAAGTACAAGGAGATCAAGCAAACAGAAGATTCTGGTATTATAATTGCAACGCTTCAAGACCAGCAAACAATGCTCAAACTACTGAAGCTTCAATTACTCCACAAACTGATACTTTAACTATTAAAGCTATGCCTAGACTAACTGATAAGAAGGTTAGAGCTATGATAGAAAAAACTGATGAAAATACAGCAGTTTATAATAGTTTCTTCAACACAGTTTATGGTGCTGAAACATCAGAATAATTGATTACTACTCTTATGAGTAGTACAAAGGACTACTCATAAGGTAGTCTTTTTTAGTGTTCATAGGAGGTAGAAATGGCAAGTAAGAACATAAAAGGGATTACTATTGAAATAGGTGGTAATACAACAAAATTACAAGATGCTTTAAAAGGTGTTGATAAGTCGATATATTCTTTAAATAGTGATTTAAAGACTTTGAATCAAGCATTAAAACTTGATCCTACAAATACAAGTTTATTAACACAAAAAATGGATGTATTAAGAAGAAATATATCTGAAACAAAAGACAAACTCCAAACACTTACTGAAGCACAAAAACAAATGGGTTCTTATTCATCACTTACAGATGCACAAAAGAGTTCATATAATGCTTTAAGTAAAGAAATAGCAACTGCTAAAAATGCTTTAACAAATATGAAGAAAGAATTAGCAGAAACAGGTTCAACTGGTGTTATTAATCTTGATAAAGTAAAAGGTGCTTTATCTGGAGTTGCTAGTGTTGCTGCAACAGCAGTAGATGCACTTGTAAAAGTTTCAAGTGTAATTGCTGGTACTATGGTTGCAGCAGTAACTGCTGGAGTTAAATCTTACGCTGATTTAGAAGTAGCACAAAAAGGTTCTGAAAGACTTTTTGGAGAATCTTTTGATGCAGTTCAAAAAAATGCTTCTACTGCTTACAAATCACTTGGATTAAGTGCTACTCAATACTATGACCAAGTAAATACTTATGCAGTTGGGTTAAAAGAAGCTCTAGGTGGAGATTCTAAAGCTGCTGCTGAACTTTCTGACTCAATCTTAACAGCACAAGCTGACATCGTTGCAGCAACAGGTGCTGATGCCAATGCTGTATCAAATGCTTTTGCAGCAGTAATGCGTGGAAACTTTACTATGATTGATAATCTTCGTTTAGGTATCAAAGGTAGTAAGGAAGGTATGCAAGAAGTTATTGATAAAGTAAACGATTGGAATAAAGCAAATGGTAACGCAACAAACTATCAAATGGGTAACTATGCTGATATGCAAAAAGCACTTGTTGACTATGTAAAAATGGTTGGTGTTGCTGGAACTGCTGAAAAACAAATGGCTTCTACAATTAAAGGAAGTTTCACTCAAATGAAAGCAGCACTTGATAATTTCTTGAATGGAACAGGTAATGTTGAAGATTTAAGTAATACACTTACAAATTTCTTGAGTAATATTGTTGAAGCAGTTAAAAAGTTAGCTCCAGATATTCTAAAAGGTGCTACCGAACTACTAAAAACTTTAATTCCTCAAATTGCTGATTTGCTTACAAGTGTTCTTCCTGATTTGTTTGTTGCAGTTCAAGATTTTTTAGATTCAATTTTTGCTTTGCTTTCGAGTGATCCTTCTGGTTTAGTTGATTTTGTAAGCAGCTTAATTGATGATATAGTCAAGTTTATAACTACTAATTTAGCAACATTTATTGATGTCGGATTAAAGTTAATAATTGCCATCGGACAAGGTTTGGTAGGTAATATCAGTACAATTATAGATTCAGTTTTAGTTTTAATAAAAGCAACTATTGATACTATTTTGGAGAATCTACCAGAATTTATATCTGCATCGTTGGATATAATAATGGCTTTAGCCGAAGGTTTGGTAGAGGCACTTCCAGTATTGATTGATATGCTTCCTACTATTATTGAAAGTGTTGTAAATACACTTTTAAGACCTGATATGCTTGAAAAAATAATAGTTACTGGAGTTAAGTTAATTACAACTCTAGGTGGTTCTTTAATAGCTGCAATACCACAATTAATATCACTTGCTCCAAGAATAATAATGTCTATTGCAGATACTTTAAAGAATTTAATTACAAATACAAATTGGGGAGAATTAGGTTCTAACATAGTAAAAGGTATTTGTGATGGTTTTGCTAAAGTTGGAGATTTTATTAAGAAGAAAGTAAAAGCAGTTAAAGATGAAGTTGAAAAACAATTCAAGAAATTATTTGGAATCAAATCTCCATCTCGTTTGATGAGGGATCAAGTAGGTATTCAAATCACTCGTGGTATTGGTGTTGGTATTGAAAAAGGTATTCCAGATGTTGTTAGTGATGTTCAAAATGCTATGGTTGACCTTAACAATGGTATTCAAGCATCAGTTAATCCAATAATCAATCCAACTGCTAATTCAAATCCAATTTATTTCAATGTTGATAAATTCTATAACAATAGACAACAAGATATTCAAGCACTTGCTGAAGAACTTGAATATTATAGAAGAAGATCATCACTTGCAACTGGAGGTAATTAATAATGAATATTAAATTTAAAAATCAAACTTTATTAAGTAAAGGAATTGTAGTTAGTAAAGTTCCAACTTTAATCAAAGCAGAAAAAAGAATTACAACTCATGAAGTTGAAGGAAGAAATGGAGTTTTAATGATAGACAAAGGAACATACGATACATTCGTATGTTCTTTAGATTGTCATTTTTCCACAACTCACGATATAAATACAATTAAAGAGTTTCTTGATGGATTTGGAATGCTTACTTTAGATGGAACTACTGAATATGAAGCAATAGTTAAAAATCAAATTGATTTTGAAGATATTGATCGTTCTGGATTCAAAAGTTTTGTTATTCAATTCTTATGTAATCCAATAGCACATGATATTACTGCTACCGACATAAATGTCGATACCACTCCAAAAACTATTGCAGCAGGTGGTACTACAAATACAAATCCAGTCCTTGAAATAAAAGGAAGTAATGATGTATCAATTACTTTTAATAATAAGACTTTTAATTTATTCGATTTAGATTCTACTAAAACTTATTATTTAGATTGTGAAGCTAAAGAGATATATGACAATAATGGAAATAATTGCAGTAATCAAATGCAATTCAGTTTTCCATATTTAAAACCAGGAAATAATACTATTTCATATACTGGTACAATTACATCATTTAAGATTTCATATAAAAGAGCATTTATTTAGGAGGTTTTTATGAAGATATATTCAAGTACGGAAACCAACTTTACAAGAAATGGTTATGGTTTTTTAAATGATTGTATCGAATCGTATGTTGAAGAAACATTAAATGGTGCTTACACTTTATATTTTGAATATCCTATTAATGCAAAGTTATCAGAGTATTTAGTAGAACAAAATATAGTTATGGCAAATGTTTCTTCTACTAACGAACAATTATTTAGAATTTATAGAGTTGAAAAAGATTTTGAATTAATAAGAGTGT